AGGCCGGGAAGGTGACGACGCTGACCTCGTGCAGATCGACCTCGCGGATCGTCCACTTCACGGAGCCGTCTTCGCGCCACTCCGTGTCTTCGCGGACAATATTAAACCCGAACGAACACTGGTCCACGTCCCCGCGCTTGACGCGCTCGTAAAGGTTCATAGCATCCGTATCGTTCGGGTTGATCTTGATCTGGCCCCACAGCCCATAGCTGTCTTCGCGAAGCTCCAGCGTCCCGGCTTTGTTCCGGCCGAGCACCAGGCGTGTCTCGTGGTTGATCAGCGCGCGGATGTCGTTCGACAGCGTGTTCGCGAACGCGCCGGGCGCGATCTCCTCGTGCGCACCCGGCCAGAGCTCCGTCTCGCGGCCGAACACCGCGAAATAGCCTTCGATGACCAGATCGCCGCCGTCACCCTCCGCGCGCGTCTTGAGCTCAGTCCGAAGACTCCGCGTCTGCCGCTGCTCCCTGCTCATCCGTCATCACCTCCCTGCTGGAGTTTGGATTGATCGCCGATCATGCCGCGCGGAATGTAGTTCTCCAGGATGACCAGCTCATCCAGTCCTTCACGCGGCGACAGGCCGACCCAGTCGCGGACCTCGTTGCCGTCCATCAGGCCGCGAACGTACAGGTTTTGCCCGATGTCGGCAAGCTCTTTCAGGTCGTATGCGTAAAGGCTGCGGGCGGACAGGCGGAAATATAAGTCCGGCGCATAGAGTAGTTTGCTGGTAAGTTCCTGTCCGATAACCGTTGCAATCGAAGCAATGCGCGTTCGGATGAAATTGTTAACCTCGTCCTTTTTGAAATCGCCAACGCCAACGAAAAACGGCGGCACGCCGATCATGGCTGCCACCGTTCGTTTGTCAATCTGGACGCTTTCATGAATTGCGATGTCTTCCAGTGTGAGTGGCTTCACCGTATCAATCCGAATGATCCCATCCGGCAGAATCCACGGCTTCCCGCTCTGACCGCTGCCGATGTAACGTTCGATCAGCTTGTCGCGCTCTTCTTCGCTCGAGAATTGGCTCGAGTCCGCATCGACCATCACGATCACGCTCGGTCGCCACTTATCCCCCATGAAGGCGTTCTTCGTCTTCGCCGCCTGCGCGAGATTCGCCACGACATCTTTGAGGATCAGCCGATACCCGCGACCGCGCCACGGTTCCTGCGGTTCAGGGTTGATCCGAAAATGCAGAATCTCGTCGTGGTTGTATGTGCGGCCGTTGATCATTACCTGATAGCCAGTTGCCAGCCCAATCGCGTTCTGTTTCGGCGGCAGGATCGTGACCATATGCGCCGGAACCGGGATGAGCTCGTCGATCAACCCGTCACGGAACTGAGGGAAGACAAAGGCGTTGCCGTCGCCCTCAAGGAGCATCGTGTGAACGATATGGTAGAGCCACGCCTTTCGTGTCATCAGCGAATACGGCTCAATGTCCACTTTTCGCGAGAGCTCATTCTGCACCCGCTCGTGACCTCCGGCGACATTCCGCATGAGGTGGATGGTCATGTTACTGACCATGTCTGCGATCCGATCCACCGCCATGCGCACCTCGGGATTCTCAGACAGCCGCACGTACCCGGCCGGCAGCGTCAGGTCTTCACCTTTGAGCCAGTACCCGAGCAGGTCACCGCCGGAGCTCCGCTGCTGGGTCGGCTGTCTCGCACGCTGTTTCTGTCGTTTACTCACGCCGACGATTCACCACCTTTCAGCCAGTTTTCTTGCGCCTTCGCCTGGTCGGTGTCCTCCAGATATCGCACACATGCAAAAACCGACGCGTCGAATAGGTCGATTCGTCGGTTCTCGCTGATTTTTTCGTATTGGATCAAGTCGTCGGTTTTCTCGATGCCGTGGACGTTCTGTACGCAGTATTCATAGGCGTCTGAGTGCAGGTAGTAGAGCTTTCCGAGCTTCGCCTTCTGCTCGATTCGGCGGAATCCCATCGACTTGCGCCAGAAATACTGCGGCTCGTCGACCAGTTTGAAACCGGCTTTCTTCGCATCCCGGAAAAACTCGGTCGAGAACTTCCGGTCGAAACCAATCTGCTTGATGCGGAAACCTTTCTGCCGCATCTCCCTGAACCACTTCACGATCTCGGCGTGATTCGTAACAGCCGAGTTCGTCATGGTGAGCCATCCGTCATCCTTCCAGCCGAAGAGCGGAATGCCGTCCTCCTCGGCCTTGGTTGTCGCCGCGACGATCGGGAACCAGGCGTGCGTGATGACGATGCCGACGTCCTGGTATTCTCCATACAGCGCGGCTGCCGTGAGATCGTGCAGTTTCGCCAGGTCGGCCCCGCCATACCAGTTGATCGGCAGCTTCGCGAGCTCCTCCAGCGTCCAACTGTATTTGCGGTCGGACAGCCGGAACTCGTGGACATCGAAATAGGCGTTCATCGCTGCCGTGTAAACGTTCAGAGACTTCGCCAGAAAATCCTTCCGCTGCTGCGGGTCGTTCTGGGCTTGCAGCGCGTCGTTCAAGATGTCCTCCGGCCGGATCGTCACGCCGTAGTTCGGGTTCGCTTTCTCATGCTGGATCGGGTTCGTGTAGTCGACGTTCCCGCGCTCGTCCTCATCGGCCTTCGCGATAAACACGAAATACTGTTCATCCCGCACGGTTTTGTCCAGGATCTTTTTGCAGTATTGGAGACGCTGGTAACAAAACGACGACATATCGTCGCCGGCCGTCGTGATGCCGATCATGAGCTTGTTCGTGTATGCCTTCATGGCCTCTTTGATGATGTTGTACTGCTTCGGCCGGGTGTAAGCATGCAGCTCGTCCGCGATCGCGATATTACAGTTCAGCGAGTCCTGCCGGTCCGGGTTGGCGGCCAGCGCCTCGATGTAGATTGACCCGTCACCGAGGTCGCCGCTGATGCTATGTTCCTGGTTGTTGTTCAGGATCCGGAAGTTTTCTTCTTCACCCATCCGTTTGAGGTTAAAGAGGATAAACTCAAACGCCTGTTTCGACTGCTTGAGCGCGTGCGCCGTGATGTAAATCGTGGCGCCGGATTTGCGACTGAGCAGCGCGAGCGCCCATGCCAGCGCGGCCACCAGACGGGTCTTGCCGTTTTTCCGGGGAATGAAAATAAACGCCTCTTTGTATCGGCGTTCATTTGTCCCCGCCTTCCAAAAGCCGAGCAAGTTGTAGATGATGAACTTCTGCCACGGCTCGAGCAGGAAAGGCTTGCCGCGCAGCGGCGTCCCGTCGATCGCCTCCCCTTTGTCGTGAACAAATGTGCGCTCAATGATTTGGATGACGAATTCCGGGTCCTTCGTGCGAAGCTCGTACTCCGGATTCTCCAGGTCGTCCAGAAACCGCTGCGCGGCTTGTACCAACTCCTTGCCGGCGATTTTTCGGCCTTCGACGATAGCCCTGGCGTACTCCAGCACAACGTCGAGGTTCTTCGCGTCACTCAAGAGCCTTCAGCGCTGCCGCCAGCGCGGACTGTTTCTTCGTCTCGATGGTGATGCCATCTATGGTCTTCGGATTCAGACACAGCCTGTCCGCGTACGCCAGTATGTCCTTCCGGAGGCTTTCGAGCGTGGCGACGATCGGCGCCTTTTTCGACCCGCCGTCCGCAGTCGGCACCTCGAACGGGTAACCCTCGGCCGCGAACCGTTCGGACAGCGCGGCGTACTGCTCGCGCAGCTCGGCGTAAATCTCGATGATCGGATCGAACTCCTTCTTGTAGGTGCCGAGCTCCTTCATCGCCCGGATCGTCGATCGTTTGATTGCTGATTTGGTGTTTTTCGCCATCGTCTCACCTCCTCGAAAAAGTTCCCCAGCACCCGCGCTATTGGAAATGGGGCCCCCCGCCCGGTCCCCGGCGGCCTCGCCCCGAACCCCGAGGGGAGGGGGGATGCCCTGTCGCTTTACTCCGCTAAAGCGATCCGGACCTGCGCCGAAACGCGATCGCGCCACCTCTCCCCCGCCGGCGTCAGCTCGCCGGTCAGGCGATCGTGCATCTGCTCGTGGCACTCGTTGCACAGGCTCACGAGATTCACGCTGACTAATGCCAGCTCCGGATATCGTTCCAGCGGGTAAATGTGATGCACCGTCTGTGCCGGCGTCGTCTTGCCGTACCGCTTGCACTCCTGGCACAGGTAATTGTCACGGCGTAGAATCGCCTCCCGTTTCTTCCGCCACTTCGACGACTTGTAGAATTTCATGGCGAAACACACCCGCACCAATTATCAATCAATGCCGCAAATATCAGTGACCAAATAAAAACAGCGAATAGCATTGCCACAAATTCAATCGCGCGATTTATCACAAACGATCGCCTCCCAATTATCCCCGGACAGCCGCCCCGCACCTATCCGGACTCGGCGGAGGAGGTGAGGGCCGCTACTCACCCGCGAGGCGGCGGACGAAAAAGAGCCCTAGCCGATTGGCCGGGCTCTTGATGATTACTCTTTCT